TTTGACTCGGTTGCCCTCTGTATCAGAACACACCCGCGGGCCTAAATATTTTTTAGAATTGAAGAATGCCATTTGTTAGGGTGCCACTGCCTTAATGGCGCCTTCACCTATCTCACCTTGCAGCACGCGTGTAGTGGCTGGGCCGTCTAGTTGAACCAGAATAGTTGCAGACGGTAACTCCCGGAGGCCCCGGAGGCCTGTGGGGTCGTGCCGGAAACTCATATCTAAATCAGGGTTGACGGTGACCATGTGGCGCACGGTTTCCCTGTTGAGGGTAGCTATTTGAAGCGCCTCGGTGGCGGAAACATTCACTTCAGCCTTGCGTGCCTCTTTCATAAGCTTAGTAAGGGCTTTAGTTTTGCCCTTGTCGATCTCGTTCACCTCTGTCCTGATATCTTTAAGGCCAGCTACCAAACCTCTAAAGGGGCTGTTAGTCCCGGCCAGCGCGGCCATCGAATCTATCATTCCGCTGATGGAATCGCCGGCCATTTTTATGGCGAAGCCTATCCCCATGGCTGCAACAGCAATTGCTCCAAGTACGAGGACGCCGCCCCATCCCCCAACAGAGAGTGCGGCGAGGGCAGGGACAAGATAATATAGAGAAGTAGCAAACGCCCCGATGGCCGCGCCGGCTGCTAGGATTTCCCAACCGCCTTCGAGTTCTCCAAAAGCTTTAACGAGGAAGGAGACGCCATATGCTGCCGCGCCTATTCCTACTCCCATCATTAATGCGGCTGCACCGAGGGCAAGCATTTGTTTCCAAGCGAGATTCATGAGAGGAATCGAAGCAGCCATTGGGCCGTTTGCCGCTGTATCTGCGCCGGCTTTGGCAATTAGCGCTGCGGCCCAGGCCCAGGTACCTAGAGTCATCTTCCCTATCAACATGATCAGCGGACCAAATATTTTCCATGCTGCGAATGCTGCAGCAGCTATTCCAATCCATTTAGCCCATTTTGTAACACTCTCGATGTTCTTATCGATCTTTTCTGCCATTTCGCGCAGCCAATCAATGAGAGGAATGAGAATAGGAATCATTTTTTGCAAAGAAAGAGTCAACTGTTCCATGAGATCTTTCATCTCTTTGGCTTTCTTTGCTTGATCGATCAATTCCGCCGATGTTTTGCCAACCTCGCCGGTTAAGTCATCATAGTTTCCGGAGAGCATCATGGCAAGATCGCTCACACTATCAAGACCAGCGGCGTCCGCGAAATACTTCCGCTGATAATAAGACATACTATCAAACGATAGTCCAGCATCCTTGATTGAATCCCGGATCATGTTGAATCTGGTGGCGGGATCCGTTTCCATCATAAGGTCCATCGCATTTACAAAGTTGCCACCGAGTGCAGCATTTAATTTACCGGTTTGTTCTGCGGCGCCTTCGAAGGTGTCAAACTTATCTGTGATAGTCAGCACCTTCTGCATTTCCATACCAGTAATCTTAGAAACGAGGGCCAAATCTTTAAAAGCCTTTGTGCCTTGGTCGCCAAGCTTCGACAACTGCGTGCCTACTGTGGCATAATCTTGTGCCATCTGCTGGGGAATTACTCCCAAATCTTGTGCGAGAGCATTGATCTCCAAAGCGGAGTCGGCGGCCTGTTCTGCGGTCTGTCCAAAGGCCTTGGTGGCCGTTTGCATACCGGTGGCTACATCGCCGGCGCCTACGCCGAACTCCCCAAGAATTTGTGTGGTAGCCGCTACTTGGCGCTGGGCGCTGGGGAGAATTAAAGTGAAGTCGGTAAAACTACTATATAACGCCGTGTTCGCGGCGGTGGCTTCTTCAGCCGTAACACCATATTTACGTGTTTCCTCATATACAGTCGTAAGGTTGCGGGCAAAAGCTGCAGAAGCGCCTGTTGCTTGTCGGAACTTGGATTCCATTGCATCAACTTGGAGGGCCAAGTTAATAATGGTGTCAATAATGCCGGTTACGGCACCCAGGAAGAGCCCCTTGGTGAATGCCAGCGGTCCTTCGGCAATTGCTTTGCCAAGCTCGGCGATCTTTCCAACATTCAATTGGGCATGCTGGCCATAGACTGCCATCTTCTTGCCCAGTTCGGAACCTTTTGCCACAATGGCCTTCATGGCCTCTTCTTGTTCTTCGAGTTCGTCCGTTATGTCTTTAAGCTGGTTGAGACGCTCCTTTTCCTCTTTGGTTAGGCTCTCGCTGGCCAGCAACTTAAGCTGAATTAATTCGAGTGCTTTTTTGTCAAGAGACTCTTGGTGTTCTTTGACTTCCTTTTGAAGCTGGAGTTTTTCATAAGTGCCTTCGGCAGCCAATGCTCTCGCCTTTGCGCTAGCTAAGGCTATTTCATCAAGCTTGATCTGCTCTTCGAGTTCTTTCTTATTGCCTTTCCTGGCTATCAGCTCTTCCGAGATCGCCATGAAGCGTTGTCGGTCCGCATCGAGCTGGGAGTTGGACGTGGCTAGTCGCTCCATCTCTACAAGCAATAATTCATCACTAAGCTTTTTGAGATCTTCTAGTGCTTTAACGTCAGATTCGTCGGCCATAAAAAAACCCTCGGGGTATTATACAATAAATAGCGGCGAGCCAAAAAAAATAGAGTTCTTATAAACTCTACTCTTTGGGCTTCTTCATCATGTGCGGCGGCATTGTGGGCGAGTTATTAGCTGTTAAGGTTTGGGTGCTCGAACCTCCCCCACCACCGCGAGCCTCTTCAACGGCCTTGTTTTCATCTTGGATTTGTTGGATCAATCTTTCAACAAACCACTTCCGCAATCCTACGGGCAAATTATAAGCTTCGGAGAATGACCAGCCGCCGGAGTATTTTAAAAAGAAGAACTGCTCATACACGTTCTCCATATATTCATCGGTCAGGCCAAAAAAAGTCCGCAGACAGCGGAACCTCCATGTCCGCTTCGTGGTCGCACTCGTTACAAACAAACGTTTGTGTTAAATCAATGTTGGGAGTCGCCAAATTATAGGCGGTGCGTAGGTGCCGGGAGTCTATGGAGGGCACATTTTCAATAAAGTATTGCAAGGCTTGAGGGGTGTCATCACCATTCACGGCCACAAGAATATTGGCCAATTGTTTGGTAACATTTCTTTCATGACCTTTGCGCTTGCGTTCTGCTTGCAAATCGTTCACAAGTTGCTTCTCATCAATTCCCCGCAAAAGCCGAAAGGTTACTGTTACCTGTGTTCTAGGCAGTATAGTATCAAAAGTTCCATCGTGGTTAGTGACGATATCATGATTACTTATATTCTCGGCCGTGTATATATCTGCTTCATTAAGATCGAATTCATACTCTTGAGTAACCCCACAATTCGGACAGCCAATCTGTGTTCCATACAGATTTCCATAGCCCGAAACTCGGGTTGCCACAATGATAGCGTTTCTATCACCCACCAACAGTGTATCAGGATTGATTCTCCTATCCACTATTAAATTCTGGATAACTCGATCTAGGGCTACGCCTTTCTTCAAGAGAGTGCGGGACGTTAATATGTCCTCTTCCTTTGCCGTCATCTGGCGGATTTCAATACTCTCTTGATTGTGCAGCGGGTGCCCTTCGGTATAATACTTGCCCTGTGAGGGCAGTTCTACAAACTCTGTCGGAACGACAAAGGAAAAATGACCGGCATCTGTGCCTTGGTCTTGTGTTAATTGTTGTGGAGGGGGTGCGGCAGTAGGCTGCTTCGTGCCCCCGACACGTTCTTTATTTCTGGACAACATTCACCTCGTTGTTTATGCTTTATAGTTGTTAGGAGGCCACTCCAAAGAAGCTGGTGCCTCCTGCGCCGGCGACAGCAGAGGAGCCGTTCGCGGTTTCTACGCGAGCCCAATCATACTGAAGAGTGATCGTTGTATCACTTAATCCATCTTCTCCGTAGGTCAGGTCGCTAAACTTCACAGTCTTAACATAAGAGTTCCAAAGAGTCCACGTCTCCAACGGGTCTCCCATCGCATCCAATTGCGTAATAATCACAGTGCCGAGCGCTCCGGCTGCCCGGGCTTTAGAAATACTCCCCAGGTCATTAGCGGTAGCGGGCGGGCTATAGCCTGATTGGGCTACAATGTCAGCAATGGTCGCAGTCACATCAGGGTTGACCGGATCGACCACGATTACATCAAGAGTTTGCCATGACACATTACCGGGATAGTAAAAGGTATGATTCAGGTACTTGTGCTCAGCCGAGTTGATCTCGAAAGAAGGCTTTTGGGCGCTCTTGGCATACCACAAAGCAGCGCCTCCGTTGGGTGCGTCGATTCCTTGGAACTCGACCAGAAACCTAAATTGTCTTTTAGGATCGTTGAGGGTGCTATCTTCAGCAAAGTTTTGAGACCAAAATGGCATTATGTTGAAACTCCTTATTGTCTAGTTTTAATTAGTGTCGTGAAGAAAAAACTCTTACATCTTTTAATCATCGAATGAGGCTCCCGTAGAAGCAATCACAAAGTCAATCGCAATATACTCGATGGCGCGTGCAGGCTTGACCATGATCTTGGCGTACAGGATGTTCTGATCGATAAGATCGGGAGTCGTGGTAGACTCGTCGAGAATCAATCGATAATCTGTGATACCAAAGTTGACCTTGGTGTTGGCCAGCAGCGGCTCGATGAGCGACTTGAATCTATTCCAAGTGGCTTGGACATTCTGCTCGAAGAGAACCTGCGTGGCGAGGACCGAAATCTGCTTCTTCAAGTAGATAACGAGCCTTCGCACGTTAATCCTATCCAGTGCAGACTGCCGCTCTTGCAACGTCTTCTGTCCGAACACTACAATCCCGCTAGAGGGGAAAGAGGCAATGGGATTAATCCGTGCTTCATAGAGCGTATCGCGCTCCTTGGACGTAAGGCGTTCCGATACATTTGTAATGGGAATGCCTGCGGCACCTTCGCTTAAGCCACCGCGGTTAAAACCTGCGGGTGCGAACCAAAGTTCGGAGGACTTCTGGGAGCTAGCTAAGACGCCCAGCATTGCTACCGAGGGCGGAATCCAGACGAGGCGTCCAGTATTGGCGTCTCGGGTTTGGACCCATGGATAGAATGTGGCACCGTAGCTGGAATCAATTCGGCGGGCCTTCAAATTATTGGAAGCATTAACCGGAGTGGTACCAATACGGTTGGTCACGTCGGATTTATAAGCTTCGGCAGCCGGAATATACACATCAGGCAAGTCAATAATAGACATTGCATCTGCGCGGTCCGCACAGACATTAATCATGTGCTGTGTCAAGTCGTTCATGGTGAGACCAGGGGCAACTAACAAGTTCATGTCTAACGCTTCGGGATCTGCCACGGTATCAATGGCTCGCTTCCAAGTGTAATAGATAGAACTATTAAGGTTGGTCGAACTGCCAACAGTCATTCCACCATTCCACATGGGATCGGGCACCTTAATGTCGAAACCATCGAAACCACCCCAGAATGGAGCAGTGAAGCTGTTAATTTCAGCATTAAGCAAAGTCTGATAATTAGAGACGTTATTGCTGTTCTCGGCACGTCGTGATCCAGACTGATAGTAATAAGCACTTCCAGACTTACAGATATCATTCATACTAAAAACATATGCAAACGCAGTTGCACCCGAAAGCTGAGTATCAGTTTGTCCGATAGGATCATCTGGAAAATCCCTATAGGGAAGACGGTGAACATCGCCCAATCCGAGTGCTGCGCGAGAACTAGCAGCAGATCTGCGAACGCTCATGCCCCAGAAGGCATCGGAAGCATTGGATAATCCACCGTCAGATGCGGAGTTGCGCAGTCGCACTTGGGGGAACTTGACGGCGCCAGTGGCGCTCACCCAGTCGATAGTACCAGAGGCGTTAGTTGTGCCGGCAAACGTTGATAAAAAGGCTCCTGGGGCCGTTACGCTACCACTCCGGAAAAGCATCGCGGGGCTCTTAATAAGCCCGGGGCTGGGCCAATAAAGAGGGGAGCCGCCACTTCCAGTGTCGGGGACAGAATTTCCCGAGAGAGTAGTGTTGCCCACCAATCCCAAGTTTCTCAGGCGAGGAGGCCCATAATAGCCGAAGGGAAGGAGGGGGGCATCATTGCTGCTCAAGTCCTCATTAACATCCACGCGTACAAAGTTGGATAGATTGTCATATTCGCCATATGATCGCAAGCGACGATTGGTCGAATCCCATTGTGTAAACTTGGTCCCAATTCGCCGGCAAATATAGTTAGGAGAAGCGGGGTCCATATTGAGATTGTCAAACCTCTCTACAATTTGTACGTCATTATCGGTATCTACCAGCATTCTCAAAATTACAGAGAACGTTCCGTAATCAGTGCTAGTGGAAGTAGATTGTCTAACCTTGTCGATAGACACCTTAAGGCTCTTGGTAAGCCATTCGCCATGGCCGCGGCCCACCAGTCGAAACAATTTTTTGGTGGTAGTTAAAGGATTAAAACTCGCGGGATCTCCTTGCGCATCTTGACCGATAAACCAGCCTGCGATAGCTTCGCGGGAAGCTTGGCGCATCTGTTGTGGGCCTTCGGTGGCGGTCCCTCTAGAATCCTGGGTGCCGCGTTGCAGCGGGAGGATAACTCCCAATGCGGTCGAGGAAGCTAAGCTGCCCGAGTCGCGGAGGAATTGTTCGTAGGACTCCCCGAGCCAATAATTAGTGGCCGAGTTGCTGTTATAAAAACTGCCGGCAGTGGAAGCCAATTGGGGATTGGTGTTAAACCGCTTCCGAATAAAGGTATCGGCATCATCATCAAAGCCAAATTTAAACTTTTGGGTTCCCTCTGCTGAACTTGAAAGCAGAACTGTGAATAATTTGTTAGAGTCGGTACCAATCACTGTGCCCACAGAGGCAGTGGTGGCCGCACCCATGTGAATCGTTCCACTCAAAGCGATAGATGCGGAAGAATTAAGATACCACACCGCCCCTAACGAGCCGGTTCCAAGAGTGGTCCCTACCGACTGACTGGGGAAAAGAAAGAGCCCGAATGCCCCTCCATTATTATCTTGAGCGTCTGTAGCTGAGGCCGCTTGAGGGGTGACTTTGGTGGTTTGCCATCCAGCAATACCATCGCCGGTGGCTCCAACTTCCTGTTGGCCCAGAAGGCGGATATAAGTAAGCGGCGCAACACCAGAATTTAAGAACGCTTTAGCAGCATACGTTCCATACATGGGAGACTGCGTGTTGCCATCGCGGTAAATGTCACCGCCGCCACGTCCTGGCACGGTGTCGCCGAAGGCGCCAACAAAGTCTGCATAAGATTCGACTCGGACGGGTTGCATCGCCAAGCCCCTTGAAGAGCGCCCAATTACTACTGGGCCGATATCGGCGGGGGTCTTCGGAATAAAGGAGTTATCAATCTCGTTGATAAACACTCCTGGAGATACAAATTTAAAGTTCTTTACTGACATATTGTTTTTTCCCTCATAATAAAGTATGGAATATGCGGTGCTGCAATCATAAAATAAATAGTATTTCTAATACCAAACGGCTCCTGAACTGAAAAGAAAACTTGGGGTTTTGTTCAGGAACTGCTGCCTGGGCCGCCTTTAGGGGGTGTGCTTCCATCCCAGGTGATTCCAAAGATGTTTGGCTCACCCGGAAAGGCGGTGCGTTCTTGGGGAAAGGAGATTTCCACAGTATTTTCATCCACACGCACAATAGGCCTATCGTCATTCTTGCTCTCGCCCATTAAATATCCAAGTACTTTAATACTAATCTCAGTACTGAACATGCGAAGATCTTCGCTCAGGTTATTAACATTATTACTTAAGGTAAAGTTCTGATCGATGAAGGCTTCGTACAAGTGTCCATTACGACGCATCACAAAGGAGTTTATCTGCCCGGTGCGTCCCATAAAGGGGGTCATTAGTTCATTAATCTGCTGCTGGAATTCGCTCTTAAGAGTGATCTTATAATCCACGTTGATATAAACAGGGAAGGGTACCGACAAAGATTGAATGACGACTTTCTGATTTTTGCGGGGATAATATCGCTGTTCGGTTCCATCGCTATAAGTCCGAGTACCAGAGGCCACGGCGAAATTCCGGGTTTTATCCTGTACTATTCTTTTTGCAATTACAATCCTGCCTGGGCGCCCATTCTTGTTTTTAGAATAATAGTTTGCCTGGAAGCCTCCTTTGCGATTAGGATCCTTAACAATGCCGGTCCTCTCTACACTGATGACAGGGAGCTTTAGGGCGCCGGCATCATCTCGCAAAGACTTCTCATGTTTAATTTGATAAGAGCGCTCAGGAACCTGCCATAAAACTGGCACCTCTGTGAATCCCTCGTTGGTGCTCGTGGAAAGTTTAAGATCTTCTTTGACCCACGACATTAAAGCATAGTCTATAGTCTCGATAGTAGACTCTAGCATTCCTACTTCTTCTAGGTGGAATTCACCACTCCCAGTGGGCAACATTGCAAAATCAAAATTATCAGGTAGCATCGAAGAGTCCCTTTCGAGCCCGCTTGCAAGTGGCGGCGATTTCAAAACTATGATCTACCTGCCCAAAAAGCTTTTGGGGCTCCGACAGTTTCACTATCTCATAAAAATAGTCACCATATAATACAAAGTCTCCTTCACGCACATACAGATCTTGATCTTCAGTTAGTCTGCGTCGGTGGAAGTGGATCAGAATTTCCCAACTCTTATCAACTCCTACGTTTTCCATATAAGAAGTTTGATATTCTGTAAATTCTACCAGTGCGTACACACGGACGGGAGGTAAGTACGTTTTTTCTATGGCCTCTCCATACAGTTCGTGAAAATTAGTAATTTCCAAATCGATGGGGTAGTATAAAATTTGCTGGCCAATGACTTTTTCAATTAATTCGTCATTGACCTGTTTTACAAGATCGCGCTCTTTCTTACCTACGAAGAGAGGCGGGGGGGGTGCAGCCGGTCTTTTCCATTCGTCAGCCATTCTCTATTTTATCCTACAAAAATGGGCAACGGAGAGTATGTAAACGTCTCCGCGGTTGCCTTAGCCTTTTCTTGATCTTGCTTAACCAATTCGGTGTATTCCATCTCCTTCAACATCTCTCGAAGTTTATCTTTCAAGGCCGCTTGCTCTTCTTTGGCTTGTGTAAGTAACTCGGAGAAGTTTAATGTTACGCTTTCGCCCGGGATAGGAATAGTAGTAAACTTTCCACGAATTTGCCCTAACATCTCTTTGCAGACGGCTAGCGCATACTTCCGAATCCATTGTTTTCCGATAGCATTAATATGTTTATAGGGAAGATTCGTAAAAGGCAATGTATTAAAATTGTTCACTCCATTAATACTGCCCGTCACATCTGAGGTGTTTGCCCAGGCGTCACTTTCAACCCGAAACCTGACCCAAATTCTATCCAAATCTCCAAAGCCCCAATAAGTAGGGGGCGGATATAATCTTAATTTGCCGTCTATTAACTCATACGAATAATTAGAAGTACGCGTGGTAATAGAATCTTCATACATAATGGCTTGAAGTTTGTTCTGCCACGTAGGGATGATCTCAAAAGTAGAATCATCGGCAAACTGTCCATAGGTAGAATAATTCCCCACGACGCCGATGCCTCCATAATAGCCATAGAAGCGCCAGACTGCCCTGGGTGACATGTAAAAAACCTTTTGGACTATAACCCTCTTATTGTCAACTTTGCCGGCATACGGGACGGGACTGCCGCGATCATCTTCGCCGGCAGCAGACGCGCTAGCGATAATGGCTTGAATATCGTAATCTTGCACGTCTTCGGTGGGCTTAAAGGAAGCCGAATATTCAGGAACTGTTCCTCCCATGCCTGCGACAGCCGATAAGCCATCTCCTACCTTCTGTGCATATTCAAATTTAAAGCGGGGGTATTTAAGATTAACGTTGGCCGGCCCGCTTTTGGCGTCTCCCTTGTGATCGAAAGTTCCAGTGGTATTTCCCAAGGCATCCGACAGCATATTCTTGCTTTGGTGTAGGTTGACGATATAGGAGTATTCTAAGACTGCTTCTTCATATGCTGCATAAACATTGTTGGGAGTCAACTCAATATCAACAACATCCCCACCGAGCTTTTTATATGTATAGGCCACCTGCATCGAGGCGCCACTTAGAAAATCAGCTGATCCCGTGTATACTCCGAAGGGACAGCCGGCCGCTACCAGGGCTGTACTACCAGTCGATGTTAAAACAATTGCGCTTGTTTTTGATATAGGATTTAAGTTGGTTGGCATTGATAGAATCTCCCGCTACATTAAATAGTTGCCCAGCAACAAACCTCCTGCAAGAAAGCCATAAAACAAAAACCCTCCATCGGAAAGATAGAGGGTTTTCTAAATATTGTTTTTAAGATTTAAGCTTGTGTAATGATATCATTAACAATCCCACTCACATACCAGCTGGTTCCATCGCTCCACATTTCTAATGTATCACCGATCAGGGGATTAGTGGCGTGTAATGTTAAACTAGATTTATTCGTCACTGCTACACGCGCAACGGTGGCACCGTTCGTATTGTGGTGGTAGCCCCCCTCTATAACTGAATTTCCACCATTAATGACATGCGCAACCGCAGACGTCGCCACAAAACGAAAACTTAGTCCCGCTTGGACCGATGGCAGTGTAACCGTAGAAGCATTAGAGCCGCCCAGTTTTACAATGGCGCCAGAATCATCTGCAGTCAGGGTCTTTGTTGCGCCGGCGCCGGTCAGCGAAACTACCTGCTTGCGCAAACCTTGTAGTGTTGCTTGGTTCATTTGGACAGACGTTTGTATTTCTGTCATTAATTTCTTTAATCTTGCTAAATTGGGTGATACGGCCATATCGATTTTCTCCTTACCCTCGCGGGGCCCTATTGGTATTTTTAAGTAGTACCTTGCATAACAAAAAGCCCCCATCTTTCGACAGGGGCTTAATGTTTTTAGTGACTATAACTAATCGTTATCAACCACCACTCTGACCTTCCAGTCCCTGTACGATGACTAAGCCATACATATCAGGACGGACCATCTTCTTGGCGTAACGAGTCATCACGCCCTTGCGGGGCACGAAGTCTTCCGGGCCAAAGATGGTAGGTGTAGTCTGCAGCGGCACATAAGGTGCATACACGTATCCACTTTCAAGGAAAGAGGATCCACGTCGCCCGACCAGAACCACATTCCGTGGGAAGTACGGGTCAACATAGACGTCGAACTTCTTGGAAAGAGATCCTACCTTGACGGAACCGATGCTACCCTGCTCATCATCATGAGTCACGGAAGCGCGGAATCCAGCGGTGAACTCCAGGACGTTTGCAACTTCGGGGCCACAGACCACAAAGTTTGCTCCACCACGGAGAGTCTTGCGGTGAACGGCCGCAGACACATCGTTGATTGTTTCAGCGAGAGTCTCATACCATTCAGACACTGTACCGGTGAAATCGGGAGCCTTTGCAGACGCACCCACTTCCATACCCGTCACGCGGTTCACAAAGAGACCGGGTGAGCGAGACCAGTAAAGCGTTGCCGCCTTAGCACCATTGATAAGATCCGCAAGGATCTCCTGGTCAATCTCAAGAGCAATCTGTTCAGACAGAATGCTAGTAAGCTCAACCTCGGCATCAAGGTTGTGGTATGCATTAAGATCTTGTCCTAATTCAGGGGTCCACTTAGCCTTGAGCTTCTTGGTGTTAGCAGTGACAGCCACACTATCGACCTTGATGTCGATTTCGGGGATGTTAGGATTGTTTTCCAGTCCCCAGGAAGTCTGACCAATAACCGATCCCAGCGCATTACTGCCACTGAAGTGATCAGCCAACGGATAAGACAGCACGACACTCGTACCCGTAAGAGTGCTCAACAACGCAGAAGAACTGACGGTGCCCGCATAATCTGCGACAACGATCAGTCCAGTAGCATTACTGGAACCACTATAACGAGTGAGACGAGCCAACTGAACGCCAGTCGGTGTGCCTGACCCAGTGAAGTAAGAACGCTTATATCCAGCAGAACTAGAAATAGTTACTGCAGGGAAATCGTCCTTCTCAAAGCGGGTGAGCCCACTCACGGTCCAAGTTGCAACTGCCACCTCAGACGATCCCGAGGTCAAATCGGGGTCGAAACGAACGAGACGATCCAGTTCGGCGTTTTCACCAAACACACCACCCGTCAATGCAGTAAGAGCAATTGTCGCGGAAGCGGTCGGAGAAGAGTAGCCATTGTTCAACATGTACGGACCAAGTTCGGCCTCGTTACCACTAATGTCTACACCACCGGTGATCTCGGAACCAACCACGTTACCACCGTACAGCGAACGCCCAGAGTCGTTTACCGATTGGCTGGTGGGACCACCATAACCCAAGCGGGGAAGACCTGCGCCCTGTTCCGAAACGGTGAAGTCGAGGAAGAAGATGAGACCGCTAGGCAGACTCATCGGCTGAACGCTAACAAGGTTGTTAGCAATCAGTCCCGCGAAAACACGACGGACAATGGGGAAAGCGACGGCCGCAAAACCTTCGACATCTCCACCAGCCATTGTGGAACTTTCACGGAGAAGCTCCTTTGCTTGATTTTCAAGCAAGCGAGCCATGGTGTGGCGGGTACGTTCCTGGTCCATTCCTTCCAGAAGTCCAGTGCGTTCCCACTTTTGTAACAATGCGTGCCCTTCGGAACGCATGTCCCGGTTAACCACACCTTCAGTTAACCGTTCAATAATACCAGCCATTTTAAAATACCTCCTATATTAATGTATTCGTATCTTATTTGATACCTGCTAGTCTTTTCATCCTATCCGCTAAGGGATCGGATGATGTGCTTTCCTTGCGGGAAGCACGGATAATAGAAGTACTACGACGACCAATTGCTTCGTTCAGCGATTGTGGTCCACGATTTGGGGTGGACTCCACTGTACTTTCAAGCGTTTGATGGATAGTCTTAGCTTCCATTACTGAACCAGCTTTCGAAATAGCGCCAGCAATTTTTTCTTTTTGCCGCTCATTTAAGGAGGTATTTCTCAAAACACGGTTCGTGTATAACAAGCGAGCATTGGAAAGATTTACATCTTGCAAATTCTCTCGTAGCTCTTCAGTTGCTTGCTTGTATTGTGTAAGGGTCTCAGAGAGTTGTTTATTTTCGAAAACTAACTCTTCTTTGGCCTTTTTCAAAATTTCCATATCTTTGGCAAGATCGGTACTTCGGCGTTGTGCAAAAGCTTTCTTCATTTGCCATTCGATATCATATGCAGGACGGCCGGCCCAGCCGGATAAAGCAGCCCCCATGTCAACGACCAGTCGTTCAACAAGGTCGTTAATCAGCTCTTCAGAGATTTCAATTTCTTCTCCTAAGCCGGTCTCTTCGCCGGCAAAAGAGCCAGGATCTTCGGGCCCTTTCTCATCTTCATCTTCTTCATTTTCTAAAGCATTAGTACTCGCTGCAGTGGCTGCAGCACTCCCAGCAAGGGCTTGGCCACTGTCGGATCCGCTTCCTTCGGAAAGAAATGCAGTCAATTCGTGCATGCTCAAATCTATTTCTTGGTTGTCGCGCAAATCCTGCACAGCTTCTTGAAGCGCATCAAGGTTAATCTCAACATCAATTTCCTCTCCGGCGTGGGGGAGCTTGCTCAAGTTGGTACCATCATTTTCAGAAAGATTATCAGTAGCGGCCAAAGGAATATCCGCGGCTACCACTTCTGCCGGCTGTGCCGCGGCTTCTTCTGGTGGAGCACCAAGGTCTCCACCAAGATCCCCACCGAGATCTAAGCCTCCTCCGAGATCAGCTTCTGCTCCGGCGCCGGCTGGGTCGCCTTCCGGGGCTCCAAGATCTGGGACTTCTAATTCATCTTGTTCTAAGATTCTATTAAGGGTTTCTCGTACTTCTTCTGAGTACTTATCGATTACACTTGTTTCCGCATTTTTGAGTGCGGCTTCGCGGAGAGCTTTTGCATCTACAATAGCATCTCTTAATAAACTAGACATTCATGTGCTCCTAAATGACATTAATTCAAAATAAATAGTCGTCATTATTTCAAAAAGACGAATATTATGAACCTCTGCTGCTGATAATCCACCAATTTTCTCCATCGGATTGGACTGTTCTACTAGAGTTGTTCATTTTTAATACTATGTCGGTAAAAAGATCGATGGTGCCGCTGGGTGTTTTGATGGTAACGTTTTCAGTTTTAAGAGTGTATTTCTTTGCATGCACAATCTTTACATTAATAATACGCCCGGTATGAAGACCCGGTGCGGGCAATTCTATTGTAATCTGATTCTCGGCGCTGTCGGCTACGATGGTATAATCATCATCAGCAACCGTATATGGGCCAGTGGTAATTTTTTTAATCGGCATTCTCACACCCCCGTGCACCTGAACACTGGGAGTCTGTAAGGTTTTTGTTGGCGAGTGGTAGGTCAAGTCAGAACTAGCAACGAAACCGCTGACTCCTTTAATTTGGATTTGACCCGCACTTCCTCCTGGGTGTAGGGCGCGACTCTTAAGATAGCCTTCATGGATATTCTTTAATGTAGTCTTCCGGATTACCTGACGCGAGCTATCGTAAATCATAACAAGGTCGTCGTCGGCCAGGGTTTGACCACCATATGTTAATTGGCGTAATTCATCGAGTTTCATCTCTTCGAGATTTATTAAGCTTCCTGCCGGAACTTGACGCAACTCGGCACCTTCTCCCTCCAGTACCGCGGTAATCCGAGTATCCGCTGTTTCTAATTGTTCTTTTAAGGTTTGTATTTCCTCTGTGAGGAGCATTTCGGATGGGACATGTACATCCTTATGATAAGCCATATTCTATTTTATCCTCGCTGCTAATAATTAGAGAGTTGCTGAGTTTGTTTTCACTATTATAAGTAGTCTCCATAAAAAGAGGACACCCCCCATAAAGAGGGGTGCCCAATATTTTAAGAGAATCTGCTCTTCTAAACAAAGTTTAGATTAGATGATTCGCCATAGGTTTGTATCCACATAGATAAGACCAATAGATCCATAAGGTGACTCAAGTACTACAGCCCCCTCGTTATCCACCTTGTGAGAACCTTGACACTCAATGGTAATATCAGCGACAGGAGTTGCTGTCGGATCGACACCAGCACCAGCTTTGATATAAACCACATCTCCTGCGGTTGGGCCGGCCGGAAGTTTTACACTTACAGAACTAGAGATAGTAGCCATATAGTTCATACCTGCAGCAGCAGTTCCACTGACGGCAAGCAGTGCAACAGTTACACTATCACCACCAGTCGTATCAACACTCAGCACACCATCGGTGGCTGTGATACCCGTTCCAGCTAGCTCGTTCGCATAAAGAGCGAAAGTCACTTTCTTGAGTGTACCGTCTGTCTCGAACCAAGCCAACGAATCAGTGTCCACGGCGGGAGTCTCCGCGACAGAACCGCGAAACTGGCCAGTGGCACCGGCAACAGTTGCCGCACCAGAGAGTGCACCAGTAACACTCAGCGTTCCACCGAATGCAGCGTTACCAATAAAGTTAGCTTTAGCCGAACTCGACAATAAGCCAGTCATAGTAACAGTTGAGATACCAGAAAGTGCACCGAGATCGGTACCACCTCCACTTTGCAGATTCAGCGAAGTACCTCCGATGGTGGTACCATCGATAAGCGTACCAGAAATGGTGGAGTCGGCGCGCAAGGCACCTCCCACATCTAATGCGCTATTAAGATTTACGGCGCCGGTGACATCCAAAGTGCCAACCGACATTACCGCGCCAGCGGAGCTTACAGTAAACTTGTTACCAGCGCTGTCAATCTCGATACCGCCATCGAGGTTGGCCAATCCACTAGCAGCAATCGTTGTTGCGCCAGCAATTGAACCAGCAGCAGTAATACCACCAGTTTGAAGTGCTAACGAAGTGAGCGTACCAGCAGTACCTTGAATAGCAGCACCAGAAACGGTGCTAGTAGCTGTCACCGTTGTTGCGCCAGCAATCGCACCAGCAGCAGTAATACCACCAGTTTGAAGTGCAAGCGAAGTACCCGCAAGCGCATCGAATGTACCAGCAGCACCAGAAACAGAGCCTTCGGCAACAACCGCGCCAGCGGTGCTTACAGTAAACTTGTTACCACCGTTGTCAATCTCGATACCGCCATCGAGGTTGGCCAATCCACTAGCAGCAATCGTTGTTGCGCCAGCAATTGAACCAGCAGCAGTAATACCACCAGTTTGAAGTGCTAACGAAGTGAGCGT